AACCATTAATTAATGGTTTACCTTCAACTGGAACATTTAAGTCTGGGGATGGAAAAGCATTATTTGCTACAGATCACCCTGCTCTTACAGGTCCAAATGTGCAAAATACATTAACGACACAAGCAGACCTTAACGAGACTTCATTAGAAAATTCGTTGATTCAAATCGCGAAATTGACTGATGAAAGAGGACTTAGAATTGCAGCAAGAGGATTGAAAATGATCATTCCTTCAGAGCTTCAGTTTACAGCTGAGAGATTAATGAAATCTCAAGGTAGAACTGGAACAGCTGATAATGATATTAATGCAATCGTTTCTATGGGAATGGTTCCTCAAGGATACAGAGTGAACAATTACCTAACTGATTCTGATGCATTCTACATCATTACAGACGTACCAAATGGTATGAAAATGTTCACAAGAGCTCCATTGACAACTGCAATGGAAGGTGACTTCGATACTGGAAACGTAAGATACAAAGCTAGAGAAAGATACTCATTTGGAGTATCTGACTTCAGAGGTATCTTTGGCGTAGAAGGTGCGTAATACTTAAAATTTTGAGGCGGGACACAATCCCGCCTCATTTTAAAAATAGAAAGGAAAAATGCACAGAAAACAATTCAGAGTTCAAATATCTGCTTATCAATACTACGCTGATTTTATTATTGAGTGCGTCGAATCCCCTTTAGATATAGAAAATGCAATCATTGACAGATTGGGAAAATCTGATATAACATGGGAGTATCTTGGAGAAATGCACGATCCAAGAGTACAAAGAATAACCTATGAGGAGGTTATTAATGGAGGCGATAATGCAACATCTGGAAAACCTATACTCTCAAAAGAGAGTGTTGGATCTAGAATGGGAGCAGGAGCATCTGAAAGAGGGTAGATATACTCTCAACATGGTTAAGATCGACAGAAAAGTTAGAGAAGTTCTTAGCCACATAAGAGCAGCTGAAGCAGAAAAAGCTCATATGAAAAATAAAATAGAAGATGCAGCTCCTCAAGTTTCTGTAGCTACTTAATAAAAAAGCTACATCGTTGGAAAAAACCCATCCACACTACAGGCTCTCTTGCGCTTTATAAAAATATAGTATATAAATTAATCACTATACAATTAATTAGAACATAGACGAGTATAGTCGACGGCCTAGAGACTATGTTCAGAAACTAGGAGGATATAATTATGGCAAACACTACATTTTCAGGACCGGTACGATCGCAAAACGGTTTTGAACAAATAACAAAAAATAGCACGACAGGAGCTATTACGGTTGAAGCAACTTATGATGCTAGACCTAACTTTAGAACGACTGTAGATAACGCAACTCTTAACACAGGTGCTGCTGTTACTACAACTTTAACCACTGCTCAATCAGGAACAATTTTTGAGGTTGATGGAACAGATGATATTGTTGTTAACATGCCTGCTTTAAGCACAGCAAACGTTGGAAACACTTACGAGTTTTTTGTAACAACTGCTGTAGGTTCTGGTAAAACTGTTACTTTTGTTTTACCTGGTTCAGGTGTATCAAATTTCTTTGGTGCGCTTTCGCTTATGGATGGAACAGCTGCTAACCCAGCTAGTGACGTTGCAGGTGATACTCTAACTTTACCAGCGACAACTGCTGTGAACGCAAGAGTAAGATTAACTTGCATTAAGGATGATGGTACTAACTCAACTTACAAAGCTGAGACTTTATCAACTCCTATTGCAACAATAGCGTAATAATTAATTAGTGTGGGGCTTCGGCCCCACATTTTAATTTTAAGGAGAAATAAATGTCAACAGACGTAAAAACTAAAACATTCTTAAATAATTTATCTGCTGCAACAGCATCAGTGGCTGCACTACAAACTACAGGTGGAGCTGCTAATTTAACTTTAGCGGCAGCAGCTGGGACAGGTGCGTTTCATCAGACAGACCAAGCATGTAAACTTACTATAACTTGCGCTGCGGATGTTTCTGGAGTTATTTTTACAGTAACAGGAACAGATATTGCAGGTAATGATTTATCAGAAGCAATAACTGGACCAAACGCAACTACAGTAACAGGCAGTAAATTTTTTAATACAGTCACTCAAATAGCTACTAATGGCGCGGTTGGAACAAATACTTCAGTTGGAAACGCCGCAGGGACCACAGGTGGACAAGCTGTATTAACTGCTGGTAGAACAAGAGTTAGAGGAATGCACATTACAACTGGTGGAACTGTAGGAAATATATCTTACTTCAATACATCACCTGTATCAGGAACGTCTTTATTTTCTTTTCAAGTTGCAACAACTACAAAAGATTATATTGATCCATATATTCCAGATGATGGAGTATTATTTAATGCAGGAGCTTTTATAGATATTCCAGCAGGAACAGCAGTGAGTGTTACGACATTCTTTGATGGATAGGAGGTTAAATGGCTAACACCACCTCGGGAACAGCAACGTTCGATAAAACTTTTGCTATTGATGAAATAATAGAGGAAGCTTTTGAACGTATTGGACAGCAAAATGTTGCTGGTTATCAATTAAAAAATGCTAGAAGAACACTAAATATATTACTTCAAGAGTGGGGTAATAGAGGTATTCACTATTGGGAAATAGATGAACTTAATATGGACCTAATTGAAGGCCAATCAGATTATGATTTTTTTAGATCAGCTGCAGATGGCACAAGTGCTGTTTCTACACCAGCAAGTGTATTTGGTATGTCAGATGTTCTTGAAGCACAGTTAAGATCTAATAGAACTTCAACGGATCAATCAGATAGTCCTATGACGAAAGTGGATAGATCTACTTATGCAGGTTTTTCTAACAAGTTATCTAAAGGCACACCTAATCAATATTGGGTAGAGAGATTTATTGATAAAGTAAGAATACATATTTATCCAACACCAGATTCAACAAATGCATCTAAAGATATGCATTTTTATTACATAAAAAGAATACAAGATGTGGGCGATTATACCAATGCAGCAGATGTTCCATTTAGATTTGTGCCTTGCATGGTATCAGGATTAGCATATTATCTAGCTATGAAATATGTGCCACAATTAACTCAAACAATGAAACTAGTTTACGAGGATGAGTTTGCAAGAGCATTAGCAGAAGATGGTTCTGCATCTAGCACACACATTACTCCTAAAGCATATTATCCAGGAGCATAATGAGAAAAAAATTTTTTGCAGGTATGATAGTAAAAGGGGCAACAAAAGTAATTAAGAAAGTAAGCCCTGAATTTAAAGAAGCTATAAAAAAACATAAAAAACTTCTGGATAGGTATAAAAATAAACCTTTAGATGAAGATGCTGTAAAACAATCTTATAAAATATTTACAAAAGGTAAAAAATAATGGCAAAGTACGCAACAGGTAAATACGCAAGAGCAATATCAGATAGATCTGGTATGGAGTTTCCATACAAAGAAATGGTTAGAGAGTGGAATGGTTCTTTTGTACACATATCAGAATTTGAACCAAAACAACCACAATTAGAACCAAAACCTATGAATGGTGATTCTATATCTTTGCGTAATGTTAGACCTGATAGAACAGAAACAGCTGTTCCAAAACTTTTACCATTAAATCCATTTACAACAACAAATGGATCTACAACAATATCTGTAAATGAACCTGATCATGGTAGATCAAATAATGATAGAGTTAGGTTTAGAGATTCAACTGTTGTTGGAGGAGTGGCTGCAGCAACAATAAATTTAGCTGCAGGTTATTTAATTACTAGAGTAGACGATGATAATTATACCTTTGCAACAGCTACAACATCTAGTATAACTGAAACAGGAGGAGGCGGGTCTGCATCTGCAGGACCAGTCACGGTAACAGCATGATTAAAAAAATAAAAAATTTTATATGTAGTTTATTTGGTATTAAACAATGTGCATGTCCTGAAAAGGATGAACATCTTCAATTATATGAAGATCCGGCAGAACCAGAAACTCCTATCTATACGGATGTTGATGGTAAAGCAGTAAAATGTGGGACACACAATAGATACAAAAAAAGCTGTCCTATTTGTAGAGAGGTAGCGGGGATAATATAATGCCAGGTTTAAGTGCATCAGGATTAAAAACACAAATTAAAAGTTATACTGAAACAGATTCAAATGTATTAACAAATGATGTTTTAGAAAACATAATTTTAAACGCACAATATAGAATATTTAGAGATGTGCCTATTGATGCAGATAGAAAACAACAATTAGGTAATTTTGTTGCTGGACAAGAATCTATAAATTCACCAGCAGGAGCCGTGTTTATTAGAGCTATACAAGTTTACGATACTGCAGGATCTGAAACAACTGGAGCTAATAGATATTTAGAAAAAAAAGATATAACATATCTTCAAGAGTATCAAGATATAACCGGAACCTCCGCTGCTCAAGGTCAACCTAAATATTATGCTATGTTTGGTGGTGCAACTGGTAATACAGATACTACATCAGGTCGTATTATAGTGGCTCCGGTCCCTAACACTACATATAGATATAAAGTTCATTTTAACAAAATGCCTAATCTTTTAGAAAATGATGACACTAATTACATCAGTCTCAACTTTCCAAATGGCCTATTATATTGCTGTCTATCAGAGGCATACGGGTTTTTAAAAGGTCCGATAGATATGTTGACTTTATATGAAAATAAATATAAACAAGAAGTACAGAAGTTTGCTAACGAGCAAGTCGGTAGAAGACGAAGAGATGACTATACAGATGGCACTGTTCGAATACCGGTAAACTCAGTAAACCCATAGGAGATAAATTATGGCAATATCATCAGCAATATGTTCAAGCTTTAAACAAGAGCTTTTACAAGGTAAGCACAATTTTGCTTCATCAGGTGGACACACTTTTAAGATTGCATTATTTACTAGTTCAGCATCTTTAGATGCTACTACAACTGACTATTCAACATCAAATGAAATATCAAACACATCTGGATCTGCATACTCTGCAGGTGGTGCAACTCTTACAAGAACAGGAGTTGGATTAACTGGTACAACTGCATTTACAGATTTTTCTGATGTAACTTATTCTTCAGCTTCTTTCACTGCAAACGGTTC